CAAAATTTGCCCTTGTTGATGAAGAACGTAGTAGAGTAGTATCGTCCTTTCTAACCTAAGAATATGTCCAGTCCTAGACAAAGAGATCCCTCTGATCCACTTTATGACCCCAATGACAAGTACAATGAGTACAAAGTAGAACTTCATACTAATGAAGAGCATTCAGATGATGAATGGGATTCAGAACATGATGGTAAAATTGCTGATTGGCATAATCGTCATCAGGATAAAGAATTAGACAAGTTTTGTGATGACCATCCTGGATCACCTATGTGTAAGGTGTTTGACGTATGACTGAGAAGGAAAAGGCAGCTCTTGGTCTTATGATTGAGAGCGTTCATAAACCTGACAGTAAACTAAGGGGTTGCGCTCATAACCAAGAGTGCTATAATGAATTGATGGAATTGCGTCAAAAGATGCTTGACCTTCTCTATAAGTATGAAAATGATGGAACTCCCGCACAATCCACCTGAAGGATTTGAATATTGGACTGATCAATTCAATACCAAATTTACCAGGATCTGGATTAAAAACAAATCAAGGTATTTCAATTACTGTGAGGGTTATCCTAGCAGTGTGTGGGGTTTCTTTAACAATAAGACAGGTAGGTATCATTCACCTATCAATTCTAAAAAACCAGGGAAGGTCGTAGATATTGCATTGACTTCCCCTTATTCTGCTATGGTATTACAATTAAATCCACTAATGGCAGCATTCCAATGAGTTTAGATCCTAATTCAATAGAACTTAGTAAACCATCTAAAGAATTTGAGTATGAAAAACACTCAAGAGCAATTGATGACATAGATGACATCAAAATGTTGAAAGATTTATTGAAGTGTTATATCAAACTATATCTTAAGCAACAAGAAACTATTTCTTTGATTGGTATTCCAACTGAAATAAATGACATCAATGGAAACACGTAAAGATAGAATGGCACATGAATATGTGCCTAGACTGCATGATTATGTCAAATGGCATCATAACAGAACTATTCATGAAGGTTGGGTATATTTTGTTGATGAAGAATATATTTCCATTGAATTAGGTGTTAGTGATAAACCAATTTGTGATTTAACAAGTCATCATAAACACAGAAAGAATCATCTCCTGTTAGTTTGTCAGAATTTTTACTGGCATGAATTAGAATACATAAAATCACGCAAAGATTTTTGGGATTGTGAAAGTTGAAAAATCAAATCTTCCACATGTATTGACACTGTGCTTGATTTTTATCTGCACACTTGCTATAATTGCAGCAGGATACATTCATGGAAACATGCACCTATTAACTACATTAAAAAACGCAAGAGGTTGAAATGAAAAAAGTATTGTCATTGTTAGCAGTTTTTGCAACATTGCATGGATTCACTGCTGCACCTGTTGTTGCTGATCCTGAAATTAAGAATTGGAAAACTCCTCATAGTATGGGTTGTATGCTTCTTCAGGAATGCACAGAGGATGTGGAAGAAGTTTTCTCTCTCCTTGATATCTCTCATGAATATGATAATTGGGAGGATTTTACACCAGTGGCAAATGAGTTTAATAACATGCTTGTATCACTGAATAAAGTAGGTGTAAAAGTATTTCTTGCTGATGAAAAATATTTCCCAGAAGGACATCGTGGTGTTTATCATACTGTTTCTAATAATTTCTTTCTAAACAGGAAGTTTATGGATAGTCCTGCTACATTGATGATGGTGATGCGTCATGAAGGATGGCACGCAGCACAAGATTGTATGGCAGGCACTATTGATAACTCTCTGATTGCTATTATTAAACCAGAGGATGAAGTTCCAATGATCTGGAGAGTGATGGCAGAGAGAACTTATCCTAAGTCTGCTGTGCCATGGGAAGCAGAAGCAGGTTGGGCAGGTAGAACTGAAAAAATGACAATGAATGCTCTTGCTGCTTGTGCTGGAGGTAATATGTGGGAAGTATACGAACCAACACCTTTGACAAGAGAATATTTAGAGAAAGAAGGTTATATTAAATAAATAAGACTTAGTTATGGACACTACCTATAGTGTCCACTTGCTCTTGACCAATTCTACCTAATGATCTAAGATAATAAAGTAGTTCAGGAGTCCACTATGCCTTCCTTCACACTGGCACAGAAGCAACGCTATCGTATCACCCTTGATCTAGATGTATTGAGTGATTTCAATCCACATGAGATTGATTGGTCTAAATTGCTTGATATTCAAGGCACAGAATCAGTGGACTCCTATGTTGAAGATCTTTCATTGCCATCTGAGTGGCACTAAATTAGTTAAGCATAGTGCGTGTGTAGTCTAAATAACTTCATAGAGTTAAAGACTACACATGGCATTTTATATCAAAAAACCACACATCCTAGACAGCAGCAAGGATATGTATTATGAAGGCAATCGTCAATGGTCTGATGATGCTGCAAATAAGAAAGATTATGTAAATGCAGATGCTGCTAATGCAGAAATGGTGAACACTAATGGCAAGAATGGTGGTTGGACTGGTGCTCAGGTTCTGTCAGAATGAAAAACTTTAGGGAAATGTTTGAGGTCTATGACCCTGAAGTACAAGGTAGATCTCAAATTAAAAAGACAGGTGAAGGTGGTAGAATTCGTCCTGAAAGAAAAAAGTCTGAACCTGAAAAGCGTAGGATGAAAGCAGCAGGTGGAGGCAAGATGGTCCCTGCTAAAGATTATAAAGCAAGGGCAGATATTGGCAAGCAGAGACAACAATCTGATAGAGTTCAAGCACCTACAAAAGAAAGAGGTAGTGCTGATGTTAAACAATCATATGCAGATAAAGTAAAAGCAGAGAGAAAGAAAGCAGCACAGGCAAGAATAGCAGCAAGAAAAACTGGTGGTGAGGTGAAGAAGGACACCACATCATCATCAGATGCTAGTAAGCAAGCATCTAAACTTCTTGCCACTAAGAAGTCTAAACCTGTCTCACCTAACTATAAACCAGCAAAAGCATCTGGTTACACTAGAAAAGAAAGAATGAAAATCACCAGAAAAGGTGAAACAATGCTTCGTGGTATAATGAAGCAGCAGGAGACAGACAAGTACAAGAAAGAAACTGGTCAGAATCCTGATGCTAAAGGTAGAACCAAGGTTATGGGCAGAGTCCATAAAAGAATGAGTGAAAACTACCAAGATCCTGAACATTCAACAACCTATGGTTCAGGTTCTTCACCTACATCAGGCACACAAGGTGGAACAACTGCTAAATTTAAGAAAAGACCTAGCACTGGACTTGCTGCAAGAGCAGCACAAAGTATAAGAAATGCTGGTAAAAACACTGCTGGTTCAACACAGAAACCAGATGGAACATATAGAATTAAGAATAAAGAAGCATCACCAAAACCTGAAAAAGGTGGTGCATTAGCAAAGAGATCATCCACTGATATGGTTAAGAAAGCAGTTAAGACTGCTGCTCAAAAGAAACTCTCTCCTGCTAAAACTAGACCTATGTTAGGTTCAGCACAGAGACCTGATTTAGTTAAGAGAAAGGCAATTTCTGGTGGTTCTAGTGCTATTCAAAAGAGATCACAATCTAAACCAGCAACACAATCAGGCATCAAACCTGTTAAAGTTACTGTGATGGGTCCTAAAAAGGTTGCAGGTAGTGGACCTAAAAAGGCATTAGCACCTGCAAAGAATAATGTTAAAGCACCAGTAAGTTCACCTAATAAACCAGCATCTCCTGCTAAAGAGAAGGTAAAAGCATTACCTCCAGCAACATCTAGTAAGGGATATTGATAGGTATTATTGTTAGTTACCACTAAAGTGGTCCTATAGTGTAATCACACACACTCACACATCATGGGAACTAGGGGTCGTATAGGTTATGAACTTACTGATGGTTCTATTATCTCTGCTTACCATCATTGGGATTCTTATCCTGATTGGTTGGGTAAAACACTCAAGGAGCAGTATAATACAGAGGAGAAAGTAACAGAACTGATTGATGGTGGAGACATGTCAGTCTGTTGGACTGATGATAGTTTCCGCAATTCTGATGGAAAACTTGAGAAGAAATCAGAATTTGGTCCTCAATACTATTCTGAAAGGGGTGAAGATTGTCCTCCAAATGTATTGTCTTTGAGTGAGTATCTTGATAAAGATAACAATGAAGAGTATGCTTATGTATGGACTAAGCAGCAAGAATGGATCTGCTATGATATGCACTCCTTTGATAGGAGAAAGTCACCTGAACTAGTAGCAATTCCTTCTTAATTATTGTTAGTAACCTCTAAAGTGGACCTCTAGTGTATGGACAAACCAATGCCACCTCTATCACTCTCTCAGATACAGTTTGAGGTGATTATGGAGTCACTTGAGCACATCTTCAAGGTTCTTGATGGTGTGGACTATAATTGTGATTCTAATGATCCTAAAAACTGTAAGAAAACAGCACCTTATGCTATTGGATACACTAGAGAAAGTGTAAAAAACCTCATTGAAACTGTCCAAGCAATTCACATCAACAATTAATCATGAACAACTCTTCTACTGTGCTCAAAGAAATTCAATCACTCAAGCAAATTTGGAGGACTCAAAACTTTTCTCTTACTAAAGAACAGCAATCACGTTATGATGAACTGATGGAACTTCGCAGGGCATTTATCACATTCTGGAAGGAAGAAGGTCGTATCTGGGTAGGACCATCTAATGCTGGTAAGAAGAAAGAAGAGCAGGAGAATATCTGAAATGTATTTTACTTGTAGTGGTTATTGGAGAGATTCACGTGGAATTAAACACAATTTTGAGATTGAATCTGACAGGGCAGAGCGTAGTTTCATCAAGGAACTTGTAGAAGCAAGGTATCCTACTGAAAGTGTGCAAATTAATCTTGTTCAGAGAAAGAAAGTATGAAGATAGTGTTAGTTACACTTGTTTGTATAGGGGGATTTATGTTATATTTCTCCCTATGGAATCAAGTTATTTGCCCACATAATCAAGACAATATGATATGTAAGATTATTAGTTACCTCTAAACTGGACCTATATTACAGAGACACACATTGATGATCACCCTTCGTCCCCACCAGCAAACTGCACTTAACACTTTGCGCACCCATTCTTTGGGTCAGGTTATTGTTCCCACTGGTGGTGGCAAGACCTTGATTCAAATTAAGGATGCAATGTGGCGTTTTGAGGTTAAGCAACACAGAACAATTCTTGTTGTTGCTCCTAGATTGTTGCTTGCTAATCAACTCTGTGCTGATTATCTTGAGCATATTGATAATGCAAATGCAATTCATGTTCATAGTGGTGATACAAAACATTTCAGAACCACTAAACCTGAACAGATTAGACTTGCCAATGAAATGTGCAAAACTGTTGGTGTTCATAGTCTTATCTTTACCACTTATCACAGTCTGCATCGCATTGTAGAGAGTGGAATTGACATTGATACTGTTTACTTTGATGAGGCACATAACAGTGTTCAGCGTCACTTCTATGGTCCCACTGATGTGCTTGCTAACAAGGCAGATCGTGCCTTCTTCTTTACTGCTACACGCAAATGTTCTGCTGTTGCACATAAACCAGGCATGAACTGGGTTGAAACTTATGGTCAGGTGATTGCTAGGGTTTCTGCACCTGAACTGGTGGAGGGTGGTTATATTCTTCCTCCTAAAGTTAAGGTGATTGAGATGGATAAGCACCCTGTAAAGTCCATCACTCCTAATATGGATGCAGAGAACATTATGGCATCTATTGATGACTTGGAACTGAAAAAGATTCTTGTTTGTGTCAAGACCACCAAGCAGTTGACGCAACTTATGCAGACAGATTTTGTATATGAGTTGCAACAAAGAGACTACAATTACCTCTACATCACTGCTAAAACTGGTGCTGTAATCAATGGCAAGAAAGTATCTAGGGAGAAATTCTTTGACACCTTGAACACTTGGGGCAAAGATCCTAGCAAGAAATTTGTTGTTCTTCACAGGTCAATCCTGTCTGAGGGTATCAATGTGAGTGAGTTGGAAGGTGTTGTGTTCATGCGCAACATGGATGCCATTGAGATGACTCAAACCATTGGCAGGGTGATCAGGATTGGACAAAAGTCTAAGACCTATGGTATGCTTTGTGTGCCTGTTTATTCTAATGTAGGTGTTGCCACTGAGAGAAGTATTCAGAGGGTTGTTGACACTGTATTTGAAAAAGGTGAGATGCTTGATTCTATTGTGAAGAGGTAATGAACTACACTAAAACACAACTAATTGATGCACTTGTGGCAGAATATGATTATCTCTGCCATGATGATTTTGATCCAGAAGTAGATCAAACTCCAGAAGAATACCATCAGTATTTGATTAAAATGACCATTGATGAGTTAGTGAAAGAAACTAGCACAGGTGAAGGATACACTTTAGATGAGTGGATGGAGCATTGGGGATGAAAGGACAACCAACAAATAGTAACATCCTGAATGTTAATCCAGGACCATTATCCTTCACTATAGGTGATTGGGATGATGCACAATTATTCTATGCAGCAGTTCCTATCAATGGAAATAAACTTGCTATTGTTCATCAAGCAAACATCATCAAGGTATGCAGGAACACACAATCTGCCAGAAACTTTATAGCAAAGCATCAGAAAAAACGTAAGAAGATTGTTAGTTACCCACAAAGTGGACCTATTGTATGACAAGCACTAAAATGACTCAGACACACATTGAACATCCTGAGGACACCATTCTGACTGGTGACCTGTCTGCTATTGAAGCACTTTACTGCAAAGAGAGTAAAGTATCCATGAAGATGGATGGTATGTCATTAGTTTGGGGCACCAATCCTGACAATGGTGAGTTCTTTGTCTGCACAAAAGCAGCATTTAACAAGAAGAAAGACAGAAAGTGTTACAATCATGATGACCTTTACAAGCACTTTGGTCATCAAATGCAAGTGTTTGAGGTTCTATCACATTGCCTGAAGTATCTGCCCAGAACTGAGAACATCTATTGGGGTGATTGGTTGGGGTTTGGTCGCACTCACATTGTGCAACAAAATACTCTAACATATGTTTTTGCAGAGAAACCTTCACAAAAACTTATCATTGCACCTCACACTAAAGTAACTATTGCTGGTGAATTTTGTAATGCTATTTGTGAACCACTGGATGAGATCTTTGATGATACTGCTATCATCAAGTGGGTACAACCTTCAGTTGATCGTATGCCACCAACTGAGTTTGACATCACTGATTTAGATACAAGCAAGGTACAGTTTATGTCTCCTTCAGAGGCATCTGTGGCACTCAGGAACATCAATGGATTGATTAGGGAGGGTGTT